CAAGTGTCTGTGGAATTTGAGAAGTTGCAGGAGAAAGCACTTGAGTCCGGTGAGAAGGTACGACAGATCAAACTCTGTTCACATTGTTATTACTCAGAGGCTAAATGCCAATGTGTTTTTGTAGACGGTGAATGGAATTCACTTCGTGTCCAAGCCGATGAGGTGGTTGAATACCGTCCGTCTGTGTGGGTTGAGACAACAACCCGGAAGATCAATGAAGCAAATTTGCCTGATACTTTCGAAACATGTATGGTGGAGACTCTCTCTTATTGGGAAAGTTTTCGTATCCACTGTTATTTCAAGCTGGATACTTGGAGTTTGGTGGAGGCATATGTGTGTCTGTCATTTATTAGTTGGTACATGCCAATGTTTTGGTGGCTTTTATTGCCCCTATTTTTGGTGTCCCTCTTTTCTCGTCCAGTGTGTGATTTTGTTTACGGTAGATCGAGCATGTTGCTCTATATAACCCGAAAATCGATCACACCAGCAGGCAAATACTGTTGGCGTCGCTTAGTTGCGAGTGCTGGAGGTGTGTTGGAGAGTAAGTTCTCTCAACGCGTGCTAGCATCATGCGCAATTATTTCAGCTGCTGCTGTCATTTATTCTGTTTCTACTCTCGCTACTACTCGTGTAGTTGTTCCACAGGCTGGAACACCACGAGAAGAGCAAAACGGAGAGGAAGAGGATGTCAATGATGGACAATCTCCTGTCGATCAGGATGAGGAAACATTTAATCCTTGGTACAAAGAGTCTTACACTCTGACAAGTTTCGATGTCTCTCAAACAACATGTTCCTATAAGGGCTTAGGCTCTGAAAAGGTTCTCAAGTTGTTGCGCCCAAATTGTGTATACTTCAAGATACCAGGTTATAAGTCCCAACGTGCTTTTTGCATTGGAGGACACTATTACTTGGTGAATGCACATGGCTTGCCCAAGGAGAATTTTTCGATGACCATTATCGAAAATTTTTCTAGTGATGGCGTAACCGCCAATTCCCAGAACATTCTGGTGTCACCTAGTATGATATCACGAATACCTGAAAAAGATTTGGCACTTGTTCATGTTCGAAATGTTCCCCCACGAAAGGATTTCCGTAATTTGTTTTGCCAACCAACCCTCGAGGGTAAGTGGAAGGGGTGTTATATTGGAAGGAGTTCTACGGGTGCATTCACAACAATGATTGTGGACAATATCTCTTTGGAGAAGAAAATCCACAATGTTTTCTTGAACACAACAACTGA